CTCCGACCTTCACGCCGCCGTTCGACTCCGGAAAAACTCCGCCCCTGGCCGGTCCGACAAACAACAGCCGCTCGGCCAGCCTAACGCAACACAACACGTTTAACGTCCAGGGCGGGGAGGCGCGGCAGACGGCGGACTTGGTCGTTCAGGGACAGAAGACGGTCGGCACGTTCGGGCTCGAGGGCATTAAGTCGTCAATCCGATAAGAGCCGCCCGCATTGAGGCAAGGTGACAGACCATGGCAATCCTCGGCGAAGAAACTTTCGCCCTGATCTCTGATCCCGGAACGATGATTGGCGACATTGTCCCTCACGTCGTCATCGAGGAGATTTATCGCGATCAGGTCATCACGACGGATCATCCGGTTGAGAAGGGCGCGGCTGTCACCGACCACGCCTTTCGGCGCCCGCCGACGCTAGAAATCCGCTGCGGGTGGTCAAACTCGACTGCGCGCTCGAGCGGATTTGTCGTTCAGGTCTACGAACAACTCGTTTCACTTCAAGAGCGGTCAAGACAGAAACCGATCGACGTTTACACGCCGCGTCGTCATTATGAAAACATGGTGATGGGCGAGGTCCAGGCCGTTCGAGACGGCAACACCAACGAAATTCTCGCCTGCTCTGTCGCCCTGCGCGCCATCATCATCGTCGAGTCGCAGACCACGGGAGGCGATGCCGCATCGCAGGCCGAACCCGCGAGCACGGCCAGCCCGGCCGATGCCGGGCCGGTCTCGACCACGCCGGGCCAGGGATACGACTTCTCGCAGGCCAACGTCGGCAGCATGGGCAACTCCTCGACCTTCGCGAACGGTGCCCCGCAATCCCCCATCACGGGGGTCGGTGAACAGGCGTTTGGGGGCGGCTACACGGTCGGGTCGATCCCGGGGGCGGACGCTTCGGCCTATGGCGCCTCGACCCCGCAGACATCGTTCACCGGTGTCGGGGATACAGCCTTCGGGTCGAACTACAGCGTCGGATCCATCTATGGATCAGACCCGGCAGCCTATGCCAACGGCGGGATCGGTGCGGGTGCGTCCGGGGCGGACGTGAGCGATACAGCGTTCGGGGCCGGATACAGCGCCGGGTCGATCTCCGGTGCGAATGCCAACGCATTCGGCGTCGGCGGCCTGGCCGGCGGGAATGAGGTCACGAACACGGCGCCGGATGGCTCAAGCGCGCCCCTCGGCGCCGCCTCTACGGCCGACACTCGGCCCATCTTCGACATCCTGGGGGCGAGCCCGTGAAGCTGACATTTGCAGAGCTGCCCCTGACCACCGTGGGGCCGTCCCTGTTCGGGTGCTCGATCAAGGGACGGGACTTCCGTTTCCGGTTCGCCTACGCCAACACCGAGGGCGGCGGCTGGTACGTCGATATTGGGGACGGGGAGTCGGTCCCGCTCATCTGCGGCCAGCCGTTGACCACGGGCCTGAACTTGCTCGGCCAGTTCGGATACCTCGAGCTCGGCTTTGGCCTTTACGTCTCGGTTGACGGGAAGGGCGACGAGGCGCCCACATATGAGGATATGGGCCGCGGCCTTCACGTAAAAGTCGTGACCGTACAATGAGCCGGAAATATCTTCGTTACTTCAAATTGACTTTCGGTAAGTCGGGAACCGCACTCGACTTGTCGCAGTTTCGCGTGCGTTTTCATATCAAGTCATACGAGAGCTCAACGCCGCAAAACGTTGAGGCCTACATCTATAATCTTTCCAGACAAACGGAACAGAAGATCTCGAAGGAATTCGACAACATCAAAATCGATGCCGGATATCAAGAGAGTCACGGCGTGCTGTTCGACGGCGATCTGATGCAAAAGCGTGCCGGCCGCGAGAACCCCGTTGATACCTATCTCGCGATCTTGGCCAAGTCGGGATACAAGGGCAACGGCTATGCGGTGGTAAATACGTCCCTCGAAAAGGGGCACACCAAGCGCGACGTGTTCGACGCGTGCATGAAGGCTTTCGCCGAGCACGGCCTGAAACCCGGCTATATCACGGACCTCGGGGCCTCGAAGGCCATACGCGGCACGACCCTGGTAGGGATGGCGCGCGACACCATGCGCACCCTATGCCAAGGGGCGAACGCGTCATTCAATTTCGAGAACGGCAAGGTCAACGTTCGGAAGAACGGCGAATTCAAGCCGGGCTCGACGATCAAACTCAACAGTGAAACCGGGATGATCGGCCGACCCGAGGCGACGATCGACGGCGTTATTGTCCGAATGCTCTTGGATCCGAATTGTCAGATCGGGACGAAGATCCAGATTGACGAAGCGTCGATCAATCGAAGCGCATATTCCGCGAACTATCTTGGCGAAAAAGACAACGCCCTGTTAGATACGATCGTGGCCACTGACGGCGTTTATCAGGCGATTTCCGTCGATCACTTCGGGGACACCCACGGGTTGCCCTGGTACACCGAGGCGATCTGTTTGCGTGCCGACGGCGGCAGCTACATCTCACCCGCGAACGTGGCGAGGGGCGTACCCCTGCCGCAGGCCCAAGGGGGCTAATGGGACGCACCGGGAGACCGGCCGCGTGTGATCGATGGACATCCGGCAGCGGTACGAGGACGCCGACGAAGTCCTGCGGCAGCTCGAGGATAATATCCGGGCGCGGCTGTGGACCTCGATCCCGTGCGTGGTCGCAGAGGACTCCGACGGCCACACCGTGAAGCTGCAGCCGGCGATCAAGGCTGTGCAGCTCATGCCGGACGGGACCTCGAAATATGTGGACATGGCGCCGCTTCTCGACGTGCCCGTGATCTTCGCAGGCGGCGGCGATCACTTCGCGACGCACCCGGTCAAGAAAGGCGACGAGGTCCACGCCTCGATCAGCTCGCGGGCCATCTCGGCGTGGCATCAGTCCGGCGGGACGCAGCCGCCGAGCTCGGCCGACGTTCACGGCCTCTCGCATGCCGTCTGCCACCCGGGCATTCGCTCGGACCCGAACAAGCTCGACAAGTACAGCGCCAACAGCTTTCAGGTCCGCACCCGGGATGCGAACTCGGTCGTCGATGTCTCGCAGACATCCGTTTCGGCCAATCGCAAGTCAACGATGTCGATGCTTGTCGATAATGGCATGCAACACGACAGCGAAAAAGTGTTGATTAACTGCAAATGACCGTCGGCATCGGGCAGGTCCTGAAACTACTCGACATGATCCCTGATAAAAAAGGGAAACGCACGTTCATCGAGAAACTGCCATCGGCGCAGAAACTCGACGGCGGCAACCTGTCGGCTCTGATGGCCAAGTTGCAGTCTGGCGGGCTCGCGAGCCTGTTTCAGAACCCGCTCTCGGCGCTGATGGGGCCGCTGCAGCAGCTCATCTCGGCCGTGATGGGGGCTCAAGGCGGCGGTGGTGCGGGGAGCAATCCTTTTGCCGCGGCCGTCGGCGGACCTGGCGGGCTGTCTGACGCCGTCCAACGCCTCGCCGATGTGTCCGCGCGTCTGTCCGGCACCGTTCCGCCGGGCGAAGGTCAATTCGGGTTCGCCGACCTGGCGCTGCATGAGGGCGTTCTCGATCAGCTCGGCACCTCGGCCCCGGCCTCGATGGCCCTCGCTGTCGCTGCCGCGCCGTTGAACACCGGCGACCTGTTGTCTCGCGTTGCGAATACGGTTTATCGAAACAACGTATCGATCGCAAATAGACTGACGACGCCGTCCGATGCTGCGGTAGATGTAATCACACATACCGCGGAGATAAATGCAATCCTCGATGCGTCTTATCTGGCAATTTATCAGGGCGAGGCGTTCGCACAGGACATCGCTCAAGTTCAGACAGCCGCAGGCATGTTAGTTGCGGGGTCGCCCGCGCTGCAAAATCTGATAAAGCAATGCCTTAAGCCAGAGACGGCGCGCATCATGAACGCGGCGATGGCCGATCGCCTGACGATCCGGCCGCCCGATGTCGAGAAAGACGAGTCCGCCCCCGCGACGATGACGGTGTGCTACTGATGCGCGTTCGCAAGGTCGATGAAAACGGGGATTACGTCTTCGGGCATGGCGCTCGGGATTTCCACGTGGATGTGCCGGACGCGCCGGCCCTGGTCGCGCGTGCGCGCCTCGGGCTTTGGCTCGGACAGTGGTTCCTCGATACCACCGACGGAACCCCCTACCGCGAACGCGTGCTCGGCCGGCACACCGAGTCCACGCGGGACCTGGTGTTGCGCGCCCGGATGCTCGGAACCGAGGGCGTCGAGACGATCGAGGCCTATAGCGCGGCCGTAGACCGCAACACGCGCAAGCTGACCGTCACGGCGACGCTCTCGACCATCTACGGGACCGCCACGATAACCGCGCCAATCGGGGAACCAAGCTGATGGGTGCAACCCCCGTTGCCTACATCGACGAGACCGGCTGCCATGTGCCGGCCTTTGCCGACGTGAAGGCCTATTTCGAGGGCGTGTTCCGCGGTCAGTATGGCGCGGATCTGAACCTCGACAACGCGACGCAGGACGGTCAATTCATCGGCGTTCTGGCCGAGGCGTTGGCGGACGTGAACGCCGGCATCCTCGCGACGTGGAACAGCTTTGACCCCGCGAACGCGGTCGGCGTCGGCCTGTCGCGCATCGTGAAGCAAAACGGCATCGCGCGCGCGACCCCGAGCTTTTCGACGGCGGATGTGACACTCGTCGGCCAGGCCGGGACCGTCATCGAGGCGCAAAGCCTGATCGATGACGACAGCGGCAACGCGTGGGCCGTGCCGCGCGCCGTGATCCCCGATTCGGGTCAGATCGTCGTGACCGCCGTATGCACCAAGGCGGGCGCGATCACGGCCCCGCCGAACACCATCCGCGGCATCCGCGCCCCTTCGCGTGGGTGGCAACAGGCCTTCAACGTCGAGGCGGCCACCCCGGGCAGCCCGATCGAGCGCGACGCGCCCCTGCGGCGGCGTCAGGAGCTCTCGACCGCCATCCCGGCCCGGGGGCTCACGGAAGCCACGGCGGGCGCCATTCTGGCGATCTCCAACGTGACGCGCGTCATGGCCTACGAGAACGATGAGGACGTGGTGAACCCCCTCGGGATGCCGCCGCATTCGGTGGCGTTCGTCGTGACAGGCGGTGATGCGGCGGCAATCGCCGAGGTAATCCGGCGCAAGAAGGGCGGCGGCGCCACGACCTACGGCACGACCACGGTCACGACCTATGACGCGGCCGGGATCCCCAAGCCGATCTCATTCTTCCGCCCGGTCGAGGTTCCTGTCGCGTTCTACCTGACCCTTGAGACCGCACAGGGGTTCACGATCGACGTTCAGAGCGCCATCGCGACCGCCCTCGCGACGTGGGTGAACACCCGCGGCCAGGGCGCAGACCTTGTGCGCACGCGCGCAATCGTCCCGGCGACCTTTGGCGGCGCGTTCCCGTCGAACACGTTCAAGATCACCGACCTGCAGATGTCGCGCGATGGCCAGGGCCCCAGCCCGACCGATGTCGCTATTGCGTTCTACGAACAGCCGACCTGCACCCCCGAGTCGGTCCAATTCTACTTCCCGCACGCGGGGGGCTGACATGGCGGCCCCGAACGACGTTCAGCACTACCTCGATCGGATCACGCCCGAGCACGCCGACAAGCCGAAGTTCATGGCGATGATCGAGGGCGTGGCGCAGCCCTTCGCGGACGCGCAGGCCGTGCTCGCTTCGATCCCGGAGCTTTATGACCTCGACTCCGCAGTCGGCGTGCAGCTCGACCGGGTCGGCAAGCGGGTGGGCCGCTCCCGAGACATCGCCGTTCCGATCACGAACGTGTGGTTTTCGTTCAGCGATCCACTTCGCGGGTTCAGTCAAGGCATCTGGCGCGGGCCGTATTCCGACCGGACATCGATCAATTCACTCGATGACGACATTTATCGCAAGCTTTTGCGCGCAAAAATCATGGCGAACCGGTGGGATGGATCAGTCGAGGGCGCACAAGCCGCGCTCGACGCATTCTTTGACGACCCGGAAACCCGTGTGTTCGTGGTCGATCGCAGCGCCGACCTGAGTCCGATCGCCTATTTCGGGTTCAGTCAGGGCGCGTCCGGCGGGTTCGGGCGCGGGCTCTGGAAAGGTCCGGCCGACCCAAACCTTGATCCCAATCGCCCCAGCATGGCGATGACCGTGTGTGTCGCGGGCAAAATTCCGCCGCTCGTGTTCCTTTTTCTTTTGGCTCAAGACCTGATAGCTATCAAACCCGAGGGCGTCTCGGTTCAATATGCCGTGACCAGCGTCAACAAGGCGCCGATCTTCGGGTTCGGTGTTCAAAACGACTTCATTTCTGGGTTCGGGACTGGGTCTTGGGCCGTGGCTCCGGATTACTTCGTCAACAATACAGCGGGATAATCCCCGTTTGACTTTCGGACCGCAGGATTGCGGACCGGCCCTCCGAGGGAAAGACTATGCCGAACGTCAATCAGATCATGGCCTTTGCCACGGGTGCGCAGGCCCGTGTTCTCTCCCCGGATGCATATGCGGCGCTGGCCGCACGGGTGAACGGCTTCGTCGCGGGACCGGCTGACGAGGTTCAGCTCAACACGGTCTGGAGGCAATCATCGTTCGTCGCGGCGATGGTCGCGCAGTTCACGGCTGATCGAGCCAAGGTCGATGTTCTCGACAACGGCGACATCTCGACGTTCGAGAACAACTTTGCCGCGGCGATTGCGGCAGTTGCCGCCGGCCAGGTCTCGGGCGGCGTCATCAACATCATCAGCTCTCTGAAGATCGCCGGCAATAACCTGCTGTTCGATCAGTCGGTGCCCGGGACCTACACGTTCACGATCCCGAGCGGCGTCTACACGATCAAAATCACGATCTGGGGCGGTGGCGGCGCGGGCGGCGGATCCTACGGCAACGGCTCGGCGGGCACGGGCGGCGCCGGTGGCGGCTATTCCGAGGGCGTCTATTCGGTGCAGCCGGGCCAAATCGTGACCATCGTCGTCGCCCCTGGCGGCGGCGCCGTGGCCGGATCCTCGGTCGGTGGCGGCAACGGCAACACGGGCGGCACGAGCAGCGTCTCGGGCAACGGCATCACCGGCCTGCCGATCGCTGCCACGGGCGGTCAGGGCGGTGGCGGCGCGCTCAACAGCATCGCGCAGTTCGTCTCGCAGCCCGGCCAGGGCTCGGGCGGCCAGACAAACCGGCCGGGAACGGGCGGCGGCACTGGTGTCGGTATCCCGAACGGAACCCCGCTGTCGGGTGTCGGCGGCGCTTCCTTCACGACATCCATCCCGGGAGCGAACCAAGGCACGTCGGGCACCCCGGGCAACTTCCCGGGCGGCGGTGGCTCGGGGTCCTCGGACACCGGTGGCGGCTCGGGCGGTCCCGGGGCGTCGGGTTGGGTCCGGATCTTCGGTTGAGGAAAGCGCGTCATGAAGATTTTCCGCACGATCAACGGCGTCCTCGCCGAGCCCATGGTGATCCCGAAGGGGATGAAGGTCGCCCAAGTCTACGGCGACGAAATCGCCGCGCTGTGCGTCGAGGTGCCGGACGAGGCGCAGCCGGGCTGGGTCGCGGACGCCGATGGCCGCTATAGCGCGCCGCCCCGCCAGGCGCCGAGCGTGCCCGACGTGGATGCGGTGTACGCGCTGATCCAGCTCTCCCGGACCAAGACGAAGGACGGGAAGTCGGACCTGCTGACGGCCGCTCGCGCGCTCGTCACGGATGCCGGCGGCGAGCTTCAGGTGTGGTTCGAGCGCGCGCAGCGGTGGATGCGCGCTGATCCGCATGTCGCGCAGATCGCCAAGGCCTTGAACTTGAGCAGCGACGATGTCGATGCGCTGTTCATCGCCGCATCGAAGATCCCGCTCGAAAAGGCCGCGCCGTAACATGGTCTCCGTCGTCAACATCAGCGTTATGGACAACTCCGACTTTCGGCGCGAGTTTGCTGTTGTTGATGACGACGGCGTCCTGCGGACTGATCTTCATTTGTCGCAGTTGTTCTTTCAGGTTCGGCGCGACCCTTCATCCAAGCTCGTCCTCATCAACGCCGCCACCGATCCCAAGATTGGCGGCCTTCAATTCCTCGCGCCCCTCAACTCCGGCCGGTTCGTCATGATGTTTCGATGGAAACTCTTGAACGACATCGGCCCGGGTTCCTTCCGGCATGATCTGATCGAGGTCACGCCGCTGAACCTCCGGCGGCCGATTTGGCGGGGCGCCTTCACGATCGAGGAAGGCGTTACCCTATGACCGATGCCGTAGATCCCGCCCCCATCGTCGTCGATGGCGGGCCGTCCGGCCGTGTGTGCGTGACCATCGTCGTGGACCATCAGGTTTCGTCCAATTCGGGCGAGACCGGGAATGACGAAGCGCAGGGCCCGGCCGGAGCGCCGGGGATCCCCGGACCGCCCGGACCACCCGGCCTCACTGGCTCGACGGGGCCCGTCGGCCCGGTTGGGCCCGTCGGTGCGCAGGGTCTCCCCGGACCGACCGGGGCCGACTCCAACGTCCCGGGCCCCGCCGGCCCGGCAGGCCCGTCAGGTGCAGCAGGTGCGCCGGGTCCGACGGGGCCGACCGGCCCGAAAGGGGATCCGGGAACAGGCGTCACGATCAAGGGTTCGGTTGCCTCGCCGAGCGTGCTTCCGGCTTCCGGAAACACGAGCGGCGACACATACATTATGACTGGCTCCGGGTCCGGCTACGCGGTCGGAGACGGCTACACATGGACAGGCGCGGCCTTTCAGAACGTGGGCCAGATCCGCGGCCCAATAGGTCCGCAGGGCCCCGCCGGTCCGACCGGAGCCGCTTCGACCGTCGCCGGCCCGCAGGGCCCGGCCGGTCCGGCTGGCCCATCCGGTGTGATTCAGTCCGTCAACGGCAAGTCGGCGCAGGCTGTCACGCTCTCGGCCTCGGATGTGGGCGCCGTCCCGCAGGGCGGGGCGATGACGGGTGGCAGCATCAACGGGACCCCCATCGGCCAGACGACCCCGGCGGCAGTCTCGGGAACGTCGTTCAAGGGGCCGATGAATGCGCTTGCGGAAAGCGATCCATCGCAGAACCTCTACGTCACGCATGAAGGCTATCAGGCGGCTTGGCAGGGGCGGCAGTTCACCGTGCGCACCGCGCCGGCAGGCCGCTCGAGCTTCGCCTATGCCGCCGATGCCTCGATGCTTCTCGACCCGGGCGCCGGGATCAACGGCCCGGCCCGCGCCGGCTATGGCCGCATCATTGGCGTCGTCAAGCAAGGATATCCGAACTCGCCAGCCTTCGGCGAAATCGACAGCGTCCTCGTTACCGCCCGCATCTCCGGGCCGACCGCGACCTCGACCACGAACGCCAGTGATTGCAACGGCATTCAGGGCAACGTCCAGATGTCGGGCGATTGCGGGTTCATCTCGTTTGGAGAATTCCAGACGACCCGGATCGATCCGACGAGTTATGCAATCACGCATTCGATCAGAATTCAGATCGGCGCGATTGATCCATTTGGAAAGAACGGCGAACAGGGTCTAGGGGCGTATTCCAAGGTCAACACGCTGTCGTTCGGTTACGGCGCCATCGCCGATACCGGCGCGCTCGATCGCGGCCTCTACGTCACCCAAGTCGGTGGCGGCACGTTCGATGACGGCATTCACGTCGCCGCAGGCCCAGGGACCCCGACTTTCCGCGTCAAGATGAATGGCGACATTCACCTCGGCCCCGACCCGACAAAGATGATTATCGCGGCGGGGTCAAATGTTCTGACCTTCAAAAACGCGACGCAGGGTCCGGTTGCTTACGTCTACAATGACGGCACGATCAGCTCTATCGGAACCATCTCTGCCGCGATACTTAAAGCGTCAGGTTTCCAAGTCGCGGGTGCGAACGGACATATTTTCTTCCGGCAATACACCCGACAGACCTTGCCGACTGCCACGCCGAGCAACACGGGATATGCTCAGGTAAATAACCCCGAGCCAAATAAGACTGTTCTCGTCTTCAACGGGGGCAATGGATATTGGCAATATCTGGACGGAAGCCCCGTCAGTCAGTCGTGAGGTGAAAATGTCTTCGTCAAACGCTCCGAACCTGTACGTCGAGGAATATCTTTATCGGGGCCGACCGCCATCCTCGGGCGCGCCGGGCGAGCATCATCTGATCTTGGGGTGCGAGATCGCGGACGGGTTTGGCGGAATGACCACCCACCACCGCGGTCCGCTGACCATGGCCGATGCCGAGGCGTTGGGGTGGCCTCTCGCCAAGATCACCGATGCGATCAGCGGCGAGACGGCCGACGCCCTGCAGAAGGCCACCGCCGAACTTACTGCTGTGCGCTCCGAACGCGACGCAGCAGCGATCGATGCCGCGAACTATAAGGCGGCGCTCGATACGGCAAACGCGCACATCGAGGCCTTGAAAGGGGTCGTCGAGTCCCTGCGCCAGGAAATCGGCTCGGCGCCGGTTCCGGTTGCAGAGAGTGCCGAACCCGCGTCCGCGCCCGTCGCTGACGAGCCCGCCCCCGCAGCCGATCGCTGAGACCGCATGCCATGACGTGCGATGTCCCCATCGAGATCCGGCGCGGCAACGACGAGCCGGCCGTGATTTGGGAGTTCACGAACGCCGACGGGACGCCGGCCGACCTCACGGGGTCGGTTTTCGTCCTCGAGGTGGCGTGGCCTGCCACGTCGGCATCGTATCTCGGCGGGGCTCGACCAGCCGGGGGCTTCACGCACAGCTCAAGCCCGGATGACGACAGCAGTCCCGGCGCCCTCGTCATCGACGACCCCAAGTCCGGCCGTGTGGCATGGCCGTTCACGATCGCGGAAAGCGAGCTCATCCCGCAGAACCAAGACCCTACCGAACCCCGGTATGCCCTCCGGCGCACCTTCGGCGGCAAGACGCGCGATTGGGCAGGCGGCCCCGTCTTGGTCCGGAGCTACCTGTCATGATCGCCGGCTCTGACGGGCCCTTTCGCGTGCGCGTGGTGGTCGAGGCCGAGCCCGCGGTGATCCGGCGAGTCGTGCCAGCCGATCCGGCGGTGATCCGCCTGCCGGTTCCGGGTCCGATGGGACCGCCCGGCCGGGATGGTCTCGGCACGACGCTGTCTTATCCGATCGCTTCGGTGGCGAGTTTTACGGCCAATCACGGCCTTCCCTACACGCCAAAGGCGACAATCCTCGACGCCAACGGCGAACAAGTCGATACGGATACTTACTTTGCCCCGGGCCAAGTAACGGTTGTATTCGCAACGCCTTTCACCGGCACTTTAAACATCGGATAAGATCATGGCACGCAAGTTCTATAACGGAATTGATCTTCAAAATCAGCGACTCCAAAACCTCGGGACCGGCCAGGCCCCGACGGACGCGGTCAACGTCGCGCAGCTCCAAAGCGCGCTTGCGGGCCTGTCGTGGCACGGGGCGGCTCGCGCCGCATCTACCGGAAACGTCAACGTCGCTTCGCCTGGCGCAGCGATCGACGGTGTCACCCTGGTCGCCGGCAACCGCGTTCTGCTGAAAAATCAGACCGCAGCAGCCGAGAATGGGATCTATGTGTGGAACGGCGCCGCCGCCGCGATGACCCGTGCCGCCGACGGTGTCACGGGCTCGCTCAACGCTGGCGCGGCCTTCTACGTGGACGAGGGCACCGTCAACGCGGACACCGCGTGGACAGTCTCGACCGACGATCCAATCACCGTCGGGACCTCGGCCATCGCGTTCGGCAAGTTCGGCGCGGGCATCGCCTACACCGCCGGAACCGGGCTCGTGCTGAGTGGCACGCGGTTCGATGTCGATACGAGCGTGATCGCCCGCAAATACTCGACGAACGTAGGCGACGGGGCGTCAACCACAATCACGGTCTCGCACAACCTCGGAACGCCCGACGTTATCGCGCAGCTATACTTGCAGTCTACGGGTGAAACCGTCGAAACCGACACTTTGCGCACGTCCGCCAACGCGGTCGCGTTCACCTTCGCCAGCGCGCCGGCGGCCGGCGCCTATCGCGCGGTCATCACCGGCTGATGTCCCGCAAGTTCCTCTCTGGGGTCGTGCTGGCCCCGCCGCTACCGATCGCCAGCGGTGGCACCGGCGCGGCCACCGCCGCCGCGGCTCGGACAGCCTTGGGCGCTGCCGCGTCAGGCGCGAATACCGACATCACGTCGTTAGGCGCGCGACCGACCTGGGCGGGCCTGACGCCTTGGGATAGCGGCAACTTCAACCCGTCTAGTTATGCCACGCTTGCGAGCCCTACATTTACCGGAGTCGTCACGGCACCGCTCACTGCGTCGCCATTGCAAGGTCTAGTGCCGATTAACGGCAATATAACGTCTCGAATTGAAGGAGGTATGTACAACTATAGCGCCTGCACAAAGTCGCTGGGTTGGCCAGAAGACAGCGGCAGCTATATGCATCTCATTTCAGATACTTGGACCGATCCCTCAAATTATTATTCAATGCAAATTGCGGGCGGTTTCTTTGACAATACCAATTTCTACCTTAGAAAAACAGCGAACTCGGGCACAACTCCATGGAACCTAATTTGGCACAGTGGAAACTTTAACCCATCCGGCTATGCCCCGCTCGCGTCCCCGGCTTTCACCGGAACGCCGACCGCACCGACACCGACCGCTGGCGACAACTCGACGAAGCTCGCCACGACAGCGTTCCTCGTCGCGCTACTCAGCGGCCTCGGCCGATCCGTCGCATCGAGCGGCTATCAGCGTCTCCCGGGCCCCAATGGGGGCGCAGCGGGCGGCGTAACGATCCAATGGGGCCAGGCAACGCCGAGCGGGGGCGATGCCACCGTGACGTTCCCCGTCGCGTTCGGCGCCGCCCCTTACTCGGTTCAGGCGACTCCGTTTCAAAACGGTGCTGGGGGCGGAACCGCATACGCAGCAACCGCCGATAATTTTTCGGCCACATCGTTCCAGTTGCACAACAGGCAGATCAGCAACGGCGGGACCGTCAGTGCCATTGGCGGCACCTGCACTTGGTTCGCGGTCGGCCCGACATAAAAGCCCGGCCCGTTATCTTCCGCCATCGCGGCGAGATGACCACAATCACACCGTGTACTGCCCGACACGATCTGATAACGATCGTCTATCACCGGGCGCGACGGCGGGCTCGGCACTCAAAATCCCAAGACGTGCAAGGGCGCGGAACGGGAATCGCCGTCGTGTATAAGCTCGTCCCCGAGGCCGCGGGCCTCATCCTCGATTTCGTCGCCGCCCGGGAAGCCCCGAACGGCTACAATACCATCTTCGGAAACCATCAAAATCTGCTGACCAAGCAGATTACGGCGATGACGCTCGACGAGCTGATCGAAAATCAGCGCGGGTTCGCCAAAGGTTTCATCGTCGGCGGCAAGCGTCAGCAGGGCTCGTCCGCGTCCGGCCGTTACCAGTTCATGCGCGATACGCTCATCGGCCTGAAATCCGAGATGAAGCTGTCCGGCGCAGAGATGTTCACCCCGGACTTTCAGGATCGTCTCGGATATCAACTTCTCGTCCGCCGCGGTTATCTGAAATACATGTCCGGCACGATAACCCGGACGGCGTTCGGCGATCAGATCGCGATGGAGTGGGCGTCGTTCCCGGTCCTGTCCGCCAGCCGCCAGGGTGCGCATCGGACCGTCAAGCGCGGGCAGACGTATTATGCCGGCGACGGGGTGAACAAAGTCCAGATCCACCCGGAGGCCGTCGAGTCGATCCTGACCTCGGCGCGCGAGCTGTTCGGCAACGCCCCGATCGCGTCGGCCTTGCCGCCGCTGCCGGGTGCCGGCGCATCTCCGTCGGTCGCCACCGTCCAGCACACGGCCTCGATCGATCAAGCCCCGCCCGTCGCGCCCGTCGCGCCCCGCCCGGCGCCGGTCGTCGCCCCGAGCTCGCCGACGCCGCCCACGGCCCGCGTTGGCGCTCTCGACCGCCTGGCCACTTGGTGGCTTGGCCGGAAATCCTGAATTCTGGCAATCGGCCAATCCGGAAAGGTGGAATCATGATTGGGTGGAAGGAAGTCGCGGGACAGCTCGCAAACATCGGCCTGCCGACGCTCGGCGGCCTGGTCGGGACGATGGTGGCCGGCGGGGCCGGCGGCGCCGTCGGCAACAGCCTCGGCCGCCTGACCGCGAGCGCGGTGGCGGCGGCCCTCGGCGTCCCGCCGGAGCCCGAGGCGGTCGCACGAGCGATCGAGGCGGATCCGAACGGATCGGCGCTCAAGCTGGCGCAGGTCGAGGCCGAGTCCAAGGCGCACGCGGCAGACCTCGCCGACACGCAGGACGCCCGCGCGACCATGGTGGCGCTCGCCGGCCAGGGCTCGCCCCTGTCCTATGGCGCCGTCGTGGTCTCGTGCATGATCGTTCTCGGCTTCCTGTCGATCACGATCCTGATCCTGACGTTCCCGGGCCTGCGCGCCGATCCGCTCGCGCAAGCGGTGTTCTACTCGCTGTTGCCGATCTTCGTTCAGGTGCCGGCCTACTGGATCGGCTCGAGCGACGGCAACAAGCGCGGGAACGAGTTCGCCCGGGACATGGCGCGCGTCGCGCCGCTCCCCGTCGGATCAGCGGTGCCGAGTGGTGTCCGGCAGGCCGCCGCTGCGGCGCTCGCCAAGGCCGGGAAGCTCTAAGATGCGTTCAGGCAACCTGATCCGGTGGGTGTTCGTTCTGGCCTTGATCGTGATCGGCGCGGTCGCGGCCAGCGTGGCCAACGCGCAGCCCGCCCCGCAGCCGGTCTGGCTGGTCCAGATCGGATTTCCCTCGATCGCGAAGCATCCGGACGCGGACGCGAATGCTTATCCCGGGCGCGTCGAGGTCTACGCAGGCGGGCGTTTCCTCGGCTGCGCGTGGGCCCCGTATTATGAGCCAGCCCCCGGGCAGCGCCGGCTCGTGCCGCTGAACGTCGGATACACCTACGCCGGCAATCGCGATGACATCCACGTCGAGGCGTTCGGCGAGCTCGAAAGGCTCGGCGGAATGACGGTCCGGATCACTGAACTGAACGGGTCGAGCGCCGGCCCCTCGAACGCGCGCTAAGATGCGTATCCGGGACAGTCATGAAAACGCCAAGACGGCCGCCTCCAGCCCTGGGCCGGGAGGACGCCCGCAAGGTCGCCGACATCGCGGGCGATGCGATCCGGGAGGCCCTGCCGCCCGCTGACGACGGCGGTCTCGGGCCCGTAGGCGAACAAGCGTTGACGAAACTCATCGACGAGGCCGATCGCGATGAGGAAGATCATAAGCGGCTGATGAAGTTTCCGCCGCACTGGCGGGCGTTCATCAGGAAACAAGATCAAAACCGTCTGGATGCCGCAGACGAAATGATCGACGATTACTTAGAGCGCAAGGCGCTTCGCAAGTTCTGGACTAGGATTTGGCGTCTATCGATCCTCGTCGTTCCGATTGTCTGGGGTTACGCGTCCGGTTTTTACGAAAAGGTCTGGCCCGTGATCCAAAAAGTCCTCAAACTTCTGCAGGCGCCAACATGACAGTGCGCGACTTCGACCGTGGACTCGGCCGCACGCTCCACATGGGGGGCGGTATTCTCTGCGTGGTGGCCTTCACGGTGGCGGCCTACATCGTCGGTATGTGGAGTCGCGATGCGCCATGGCCCTACGATGTCTTGTCCCGTCGCCTGCTGACCGAGGAAGTCGCACCCGGTGGGCGGCTTCGGATTGAACGCGTCGTCGATTATCACGACGACTGCAATATCCGGTATGAGCGGCGCGTGCAGAGCAGCCTTCCAGAAGGCCGACGCTACATCCCGGAGGATCAGGACTTCGAACATCCGCCGTGGGACCGCTCCGGCAAGGCGCAGCAGAGCTCGATCGTGATCCCGACCGATTTCCCGTGCGGCCCCGCCTATCTCGTCGAAACGGTCAGCGTGGCGTGCAACCTTTATCAGCGCATCGTCAGCCGGCGCTCGAAGCGGGATGTCATCACCCCTTTTTTCGTGACCGGGTGCACGCCGCCATGATCGGCACCCGGACCCCGTAGCTCAATCCTCGACCGCGTCCGGATCCTCGAACCGCAGCGGGCGGGCCTCGGGCGGGCGCGGGACGCGCGGGGCCTGCGCCTCGGCCGGGATGCGGATGACCGCCTCGAACGGCCGCAGCTCGATCTCGCCCCAATCGAACCGCACGCCGAGCGCCACAGCCGCGCACGCGAGGCGATACGCCTGCATCGTGGCGTCATCGACCATTGTACCGCGCGCCCACTGCCCGCGCTCGATGGCCGCGATGGTGGATTGACCATAGCCGGTCAGCTCGGAAAGCCGGCTCCGAGACAGCCCTGCGCCTTTCCGCCAGGCCTTCGCCCGCGGGCCCTCGGGGTTCTGCGCGTCGTCGCTCATCGGATCGCCATCGTGCGCTGAAAGAGAACGACCGTCCCATAGATTTCCGGGAGGTCGTCACGGTTCATCCCGGGGTTCGCGGACAGGTGCGCCGCCCGGAAAAGCCGCGTCGCCGTCGGATTGACCGGCAAGCCATCGATCGCCCCGCATTCGTGGCCGAACATGTCCCGGGGGCCGTCCGCATCGACGATCGAGATGCGCTCGAAACACCCGCCGATGATCGGGTCGAGCACGGCGCGCAGTTCGAGCACGGTCGGGACCTCGGGCAGCATCGCCGTCGCGTCCTCGATCGGTCCCTCGGGCCGTATAACGACGAGCGCGGTGGCAATCGGGATTTCCGACATTCTGGACTCCTGGCGTTCTGGCAGAAATCCGCGCGAATTTCGGCCTATCAGTTATCTGATGATATAAAACGGTGGTACCATTGCCACAAGGTAACATTATGCGCTCAGCGCATGTTCCATAATTTTGGTTCCATACTGCTGATTATGCGAATAGAACGACGCATAGCGGTATGAAAAATGCGCCGAGCGGCCAAATCAAAGCCTGTCGAACTCCGTCAAGCCGACAGATCGTCGGCCCGGAACGATGTCTCGGGGCGGCGGCCGGTGGCGGCGTCGATCACTCCTTCCCCGCCGCAGGTCGCACAGGTGTCTTTCCGGTTTGCCCGATGGCCGTCGTCGGTGGAATGGTCGCCGGTGCCGACGCAGACCGGGCACGGACACGTCAGCGGCGGCCGGGCGGCATCCTGCGGGATGGTGGATCGGTTCAACAGCATAGGTCGGCTTCCTCTGATCACTCTTGCACGATGACGATGGCCTCGAGGCGGATCCGTGCCCGTTCGAGGGATGCCCACACACGCGGGGCCCGCTCGGCGAGCTCCGCACGTCCTGTTCCGATGCCATCCAACGGCCACACGATTTCACCGCCTGCCCGCAGATGGTCGGCCAGGCGGGAGAACGCGCGCGCCGCGGCGGCTCTGAACCGCGGCAGGTCGTCATCCGTCAGATAGGCATCGGGATCGCTCGCCGGCCGGCGTTTCGTCGGGATGCCGACCGCGTTGGGCTCGCCCCGCATCTCGGCCGCTTGGCCTCCGAACCCCTTGCCGGCGAAGTTGTCGCCGAACACGTAGAGCGTGGTGCGATCGGCTCGGACCATCGCTCGCGAGATGTGGGGCAGGTAGACGATTGGCATTGCGGATGCCCCCTCTGCCGTCGTTTCAGGGCGCCACGGAGGGCCTGAAACGGCCTCACCCCTCAATCCGCCCCACATTCTGCGCGGCCTGGACGGATGCCGCCGGCCGGTCCTTCGCGCCCTGCCGCCGCCTCGGCGATGTGGGCGGCGATGTGGGGCGCCGTTGCCCCACATTCTGCCCCTCAACCGGCGCCGCCTGCTCCATCAGCGCCACGATTGCGGCTTCGCATTCGTCGCGCGATTTCTGATAGGCGGCGCTGCGCTTGTGGGGCGCCGCATCGTTCAAGGCGTCGAGGCGGCGGATCAGATCCGGGTCCGTGCCGCGGCTGCGATAGTAGATATTTTCGGCCTCTTCGCGCGTCACCCTACCATCTCCTTTTGTGCAGTGTTTTCAGGCGGCAGACAGTCGACCGGCCTCGTCCACCCGTATTCGGCATCCCAATAAACGGGCCTAGACGGTTCCCCTGAAACGGTCCACTTCAAGTGAGGAAACTGCGACTTGCACCACTCTAAGGACCGCCACTTTGTTATTGAAGCGTCTTCAACGGCGGTGCTTGGCGGTAGGCAGTCTCTAGGTCTGGTCCATCCGTATTCGTTGTCCCAGTAAACCGGCCTGGATGGATCACCGGAGATGGTCCAGCGCAGATGCGGATACTGCGCTTCGCACCATGCTAAATTCCACCATTGGGTCATCCTGTTTTCTCCTGTTCGAATGCTTTCCCCTCTGCCCTAGTAGTCGAAGCCGTCGTGACAGAGCGGCACGCGCCAGACGAGGCCAGCCAGGGCAACCCGAATGCCCATCTCGCGCTCCTCAAGGTCCGTCAGGATCGCTTGGCACTCGCGCTCGGCCCAAGCGCTCATCTCGGCGTCAGACGCGCCCTTTTCTGGGGGTTGGGTGTAGAACATTGCTCTCTCCTGTGTGTTCGACGGAGTTCCCGTCCGCCCTACGATGCGTCCCGACAGCGCGACTCTCGGGCGGCCTCGGCTGCATCAGCTCGAACCTGCGCGAGCCATTTTCGGCGCATCCGGTAAAGCCACGGGAACAGGTGTTGAGGCACGAACCCGTGTCGGCGAGCGGCCCGGGTCAGGTTTTCCATCGTGATCGGGAACGGGATCCCGAGCACATCAGCGGCGGCCCCGCCGGCATCAGAGTGTCCGCCCTGGCACGAGGCGGCGCACATCAGCAGGGCGCGCAGGGTGGCGCGCTCTGGCGTGAGGGCGGCGACCTCCCGGGCCCGGCGACGCGCCTCTCGGTTCTGGCGCAGCAGCTTTGCCCGCGTCGGCCGAAACTCGGCTTCTGACATCACGCGGGGCTCGATCACGAGGCGGCCCCGTGAAACCCCGGCTTGCGCATCACCTCGACCAGATTGCGATAGGTGCGAGCGCGGGATGGGTTCGCCACGTTGGCGGCGGCCTCGAGTGCGCGTGCGACTCGATCAAGGTCCGGAGGCGGCGCGTGCTGCGATGTCTGTGCGGTCTCGCCGAGGTTCATCAGGGCGGCGACCGTCTCGGCCGCCTCGTCGCCCACCTCCGGCATCATTCGGCACACCCGGAACCCGATCGTGACCGACTCGCCGCCCTCCGGCAGCTTTCGCCGGACCGGCTCTTTCCAGACATATCCGCCCTCGGCACGATAGACAGCCGGCTCTGGCGCGGCCGTGGGAGTCTCGGCATCCACGTCGAGCGCCAGGCCTTCGGCAACCTTCCGGGCGTGCCGCTCCCGGAAATGCTCGATCGACAAGCCCTCGATCCGTTCGAGCTCGACGCGCTCGACGGTGTCGGCACTCAGCCCGCGGCTTGCGCAGTACGCCAAGGCGCAGGTCTGCACCCCGGCCACTTCCTGCGCCGGATCGCCGGCCGGTTTGCTGTAGACCACCGCGGCGATCTTCATGGCGCGCTCGATCGACCGGCCCTCGGCCTGCATCAGCTCGCAGGCTTCCTCGAACAGGCGTTCGGCGCGCTCGGCCGGCGCCATCGCGGAGTCGCCCCACCGGGCAACGATCCAAGTCCGCATGCGTGCCTGACGATCGAGGCGCACGACTTCAGACGTGTTCGGATTGAACATGGTCGATGCTCCCTCAAATTCCGAATGGAAGGCCGACCCCGGCCGGAAAAACCCACATGTGATACATGTTGGCGCCGTCGGTTATCTCGGCTTGTTGCGGCATGACCTCGACGGCGATGCGATCAGGCCCGAAAAGCTGATCTTTGATCCGCTGTTTTTCTTTCCATCGCGGCTCGCCGTCGGATGCGAACTTGATCGCGACGTGATCGACTTGCCCCCAAGGGGTCGGCACGGGCCGGATCAGCAGCACGCACCACGGGTTTTTGATGATCTTCCGGACGTTGCGGAGCCATCCGTGCGCGCCGGGCGGGCCGCTCGGTAGGTCTGCGATCATCCAGGGCGACCAGTTGCCCGAGGCGCGCTCGGTTTCCTCGGCCTTGATCTGGATCCGGCGCATGGCGCGGTTGCCGGGCAGGTGCGGGGTGTCGTCGGGGCTGGACATCAGGCGCGCCCCGCGGGGGTGGCGGAACGCAGGGCGGCGTCGCTCCCGGGATCGTTCTCGGCCTCGGCCTGGGCCAGCCACGCCCGCATGGCGTGAATGGATGTCTCGCGATCGGCGTTCGAGATGTGGAACACCGGAGTCGCCCCGGGGCCGGTGAACCCGAAGGTCATCAGAATGAAAGCCCACGGCTTGTTGCCGGGGGCGTCCACCGCATCACCGTTCATCGTCTCGTCGATGCGCTCGGCCATGAATTGCAGGGTATCGAACGACAGCTCGGCGAGGGGCGGCCCCATCTCGGGCGTCCCGGCCTCCGGCTCGACTTCCGGCTCGACGGTCTCGGCGTTGGCGCGGGTGCCCTTCCGTAACAGCGTCTCGATGGTTCGGACTGCTGTGGCCGGATCATCGTCGGACAGCAGCAGAGACGCCGTGTCGTCGGGCTGATCGAGATGGCGGACCACGAGCGTCATGCGCGTGTTGCCCGGGATCATGGCGCGGATCGCGCGCATGTGCTCCCCGGCGCGCTCGTAGAGAGCCTTCATGGTGGTCGGACGGTCGTCAGTCATGGGACGCTTTCGGCTGTTGGGACGGGGACTGCCGCGGGAACGGCGGGGGGAAGGCCTGCTCGAGGCGGCGCCACGGGGCGTCACCGTCGGACTCGTTGACCTCGGCCAGGATCGGCCCGGTGATCTCGTGCTCGGCCAGGATCGACAGGTTGCGTTCGGGCGGATGCCGGCTTGGCGGCTCGTCGAGGTAGATGGCCGGGTGAGGCGTGCCGCCCTGCTGTAGGCGGCACCATGCGAACCATGCAGGTCGCATCAGAACTTGACGGGCAGGGTATCCAGGGCGCCTGACAGGACGGCACGCGTCAGGTCGTCGAGCGCGCGAACGCGGGCGTCGATGGCCTCGGCGGTCGCGTCGGTGCCGATCATGGCGATCGTTTCATTGGCCTCGCGCTTGATCATCGTCAGCAGCAGGCGAAGTGCCGGCAGTGTCAGGCCGGGCGCGGCGGGCTCTCCGGGCGACAGGTGTGTGATCGAATCGTTCATCGGGGACCATTCCTCGGGACAGGACGGGGCGAACAGGCTGGCCGGTGGGACGCCGGGGCCTGATGGGTTGAGCTATGCGGCCTCCCGCAGTGCGCGGCGGCCGTCGCAGATCAGGGCTTGGCCGTCGGAGATGCTGACGCCCATCATATCGGCCAGGTCTTCGCCGGTGATGTCGGGGTTCTCGCGGACCATCTGCGCGACACGGACGCCCTTGTTCCGGTGCATGTCGTGCGAGGCCGCGGCCGAGTAGTGAGCAAGTAGATCGATGAACCAAATCGGATCGACCTTGCGCAAGTCGATCATCTGCGGATGCTTGATGATGAACCGGGCAATTTCTACCGGCTCGATCAGGTAGGCGTGGGGATCGACGATGCCGCCCTCACCGGATTTCTTGGCGATCAGCTTGCCGGTCCGGATGCTGCGATAGAGGCCCTTCGGATCGATGCCGAACAGTTCGGCAACCTGAACCCCGGACAGCGGCCGATCGCGATCGTTGGCAATGGCGTTGCGCTTGATGAAGTCGAGGATCGAGGCCCGCGACCGGGTCGAGCCGCCTCGCTTCAACCGCGCCTGGATCTCGCCGACCGGCATGTGCGCGTGCTCCCGGATCGTGGCGATTTCCCTATCCGTGAACGGACGGCCGATCTTAGTCTTGAGCTGCCGAAGGTTGAGTTGCTTGGCCCGCAGAACGACCCACCACCGCGGGCGATTGCACGCCGCGGCGCACCGGGCGGCCGCGCCATATTTGCCGCTAGCGTAGGCCTGCCGGATCGCAGCATCGATGCCGGGCGTGGTTGTGATGCGCTCGGTGCGGTCGAGATGTCCGAGGGACCGAGCCTTGCGCTGAACCGAGTCCCGAGTCCGCTGCGGCGCGCCCGGGATCGCGTTGCACTGATCCGTCACCCACGGCACGCCCTTGTCTCGGCACTGGCGCAGCAACGCGAGCTGCGGGCCCTTCCAAAATCCATAGGTCATCAGAAGGCCTTCCGTTCTGACTGCGCCCAAACCTCGGCGGCAAGCGTTTCGATATCAATGCCAAGATGTTCGCTGATTTTCTCTGTCGCTAATTTATACCATTCATCAAACCGCGACTGAGACATGGCGGAGAAAGATATGGATTGTTCGACCGGATATACTTCACCGGTAAGATAGTTGAACCGCATGGTCGCGAGCCCGGTCAGAACCTTGAGGTCGGACAGGAAAACGACCGGGTCGCTGTATCTCGTGGAATGATCGCAGGCGACTTTCAAGAGCGCGAACAAACGACGATGATGCGCGACGTTTCTCGCCGTTCGACGCGAAAGGATGCATTCCGCGTTAAGTTTCACCGAGTTTAACATTTCCTCAGCATGAACATCGGCCGGCACAAATGATTGTGCGCGCCGGATGAACACCCGATCATCGAGATTGATTGTCATGGGACGGCCTGGACGGCTGGACGTTCGAGAGTATTGCAGGATCAGCTTACGCGGTCAGCAGAAAAGCGATCCCGCCGCGGGAAAATCTGTCGCGGCGGGCAGGATCATCAGCGAATGGCGCGGACGTTATCGCCGCCGCGCCGGTCGTCCTGACCGCGGTTGCTTGCGGTCCGCGGCTTCCATCCGAGCGCCTTGAGGCGCTGCGTCGTGAACGCTCGCAGATCATCTCGAACGCCCTCGGCCAGGTAGGCCACGGACTGCTGAACTTCCTCGGACAGCATCAGGTCGCGCAGACCGCCAAGGGTCGTCTCGGCCTCGATCTGCCGGCGCAAGTCGGCCTCGATCGCCGCCGGGCTATCCGGATCGACCTCGGTTCGCTGCTGCTGCCGGGCGTTGGACTGTGGCTGCGCCTTGAACTCGTCGGCCTCGGCCTCGGAATAGACGTGCCCGGCCAGGCCGATCAGCTTGAGAATGACGCGGTCCTTCGCGCGCTTCTCGGCCATGGCGTAGACGTAGGCCGCCTGTTTGCCCGATACGCGGTAGTTCACGTTGACCAGCGCCTCTCCGATCGACCACTCGTGCAGCGTCTTCTCGGTGACGGTCCCATCGGGCCCGCGGGCCAGCATCGAGCCCTGAACCATCATCACGCACTCGTCGCGCTCGGCCCGCAGGATGTTCGGCGCCTGGAACAGGATCCCGAGCTTCGCGGCGATCTCTTCGAGCGTCTTGTGATAGACCACCGGCGTGCCCTGCACGCGCCAGACATTGCCGGCCATCGGTATCCCGAACGGCTCGAGCACGGCTGCAATCTTGTCATCGGCTTCGCGGGACATAGGACCTCGATCGGGACGTGAGGGGACGGGGACGGTCAGGTACGGACGGTGTGCTGTTGATCGACCCGCACGCCCGGGAGGCCGCGCAGACCGGCGGCGGTGAACTCGGACGCGGCCACGCCCATCAGCTCGGCGAACCGGGCCGGGTGGTTGCGGAACAGCCATTCGCTGAACTCGATCGGGTCAGTGACGACCGCGACGGCCTTCGCGGCGACCGACATCGCGCGCCCGCCGCCCGCCGTGAGGCTTTTCGCGCCCTCGGCCTTGCGGGCCTGGCGGTCGAGCTGCGCGGCCTCGCGGGCCATCGCCTCGGCGTTCTCGCGCTCGTCGAGGTTCGTGCGGCTGGCGAGCTGCGTCGCTAGAGCGGCGTTGCGGCGAGCTTCCTCGGCCTCGGCCCGAAGCCGGGCGGCGACGGCCTCGCGCTCCCGCTTCTGCGCGAGCTCGAACGGCAGCAGCGCCTTGCGGCAGACCTCGATTGCCAGGACGGCCGTCCCCTTGCCGCCGGCCTTCGTGTCGCCGATCAGACGATTCCATCGAGCCTGAATTTCGGCCTTGGCATCGTCGTGCGGCTTGGCCTCGGCCCGCCGCCGTTCGTCGGCGCGCTTGGTGGCGGCCGACAGCATCGTCAGCAGCCGGGCCACAGCATCGGCCTCGGCCTGGCTCGCGATCTCGGCGCCGTCGAGGAAGTTGCGCGCCTCGATCATCAGGCCGTCGATTTCCTCGCGGCACTCGACGAACGGGATCGGCTCGGGCGGGTTGTTCGCGCCGATCAACTGCGACGCGGTGTTGTCTGTCTGGACGGCGTTGATGGTCATGTTGAAGGCCTTGTTTCTAAGTGATTGCGGATCGTTCGTATCAATCGCGGATGGAAAGGAAGTCTTTGACGGCATCCAGGCTGTCGAACTTCGTCAGCCAAAACCGAAGCGGGCCCGGCAGGACTTCGTCGAGGCGCAGGGTGATGAAGATCGACCACCGATCACTCACCAAGCCGGGACGCGTCACAAAGCCGATGCGACGGCCTGCATGCATCAGGTCGAGTTCGGTCACGCCGCGGACGATCGAGAAGCCGGCCGGGCGGGTGGCCGTGTCGGTGAGGGTGACGGCGGCCTTCGCGAGGCGGCCCGAGGCGACGGCGATGGCCGTGGCGAGCGCCAGGGCGTCGGCAGGCGCAGGGCCGGCATGCATCAGCTTGGCGTTCTCAAGGTCGCGAACGGCGTCGGCGATCTTGGCGAGGACGGCGCTATGGGGCGAACGCGGCGCGGCCGGCGCGGGCAGGCTCGCGCTGAAATCCGGGATCGCGGCGAACCGGTGATCGGCGATGGTGGCGAGGTGGGCCATGGGACGGCTCCGGAATGCTGGAAAACGGGAAGTCTGGAAAGCCGGCTCATCGCGGGGCGGCGTGAGCTGCTGTGAGGGGTGTTCGCTTTGGACGCTGAGACCCTACGCCAGCCCGGCAGGATATGCAACCTTTTGCTGCGAAATTTTATGGCGGGGATAGATCGCCATGGATGGCGCGCCGTGTTAGGACATAGCCTTGCCCTGCGCGCGTTAGATGGTTAAGTGAGATTTAGATGCGAAAGCCCCGAGACATCGATGCAGAAGTGATGAAAGGGCTAGAACTGGCACTAACGCGCACTAATGGCCCCTACGGATTAGCGAAGGCGATTAACCTAAGTTATCAGGCCATCCAAAAGTGGAAGAAAGTCCCGGCCGAACGCGTGCATGATGTCGAGCGCGCCAGCGGCGTTCCGAGACACCTGTTGCGCCCGGATCTGTATCCGATCGACCGGGAGCGGATGGCCGCCGAACTGGCGCTGCGCGCCGAGCCGAAAAACGAGTCGTGAAACGGAAAAGTTTCAAGAAAAACGCAGCGTCCGCCGTCCAAAAATGACACCTTCGTTTTTCATCCAGCGTGCGACTTTCTGACTCGTGTGGCGCATCTTTCAAAAGGTCTAGAGCGGACCAAGGGAATAGATCGGCCAGTTACGGCGACTAACACAGGTTATAAAGACAGTTTCTCGATCGTCGTCCGCGGAAAATGCGCAACTCAGCTATCTTGCGCTTGGATGATAAGCAGCGATAATCGCTGCATTGATGATTTTCGGTAGGCCGATCATTCGTCCGATGTGACGTAAAAGCCTATCTAATCAGTCAGGTGGCGGATTTCCCGTTCGTCATCTGTAGGTCGCGGCGCACTCGTCCCATGGGTGCGCTCGTGACCACCCCGCGGAACCGCTTCCCACGGTCCGCGGCATGCGAGTCCCGCGCATCTGAAAGGTCAGAGAATGACGACCGTCCCGGAAAACACGTCCCCGCCCGAAGTCCCCAACGCCCAGACCGTGATGAACATTCACGGGCAGATGGCCCTCGCGGCCGTCAATTTCGTCCAAGGCTACGTGGCGACCTATCCCATGACGCCCGACGAGGCCTGCGCCTTCATGCAGCAGGTCTATAAGACCATCCTGGAACTGCCGAGCAGCCTGGTCGGCGCCGCCTCGTCCGAGGATCATTCGGCGACCGGCGCTGCCCGTCGCGTCGCGGGCGTGGTCCCGCAGCGCAAGTCCGAGGCGCTGATCGCGGAAAGCCTCAAGCCCGACGGCATCATCTCGTTCATCGACGGGAAGAAGTACAAGGTCCTGACCCGGCACCTGAACCGTCACAACCTGACCGCGGAGGCCTACCGCGAAGCGTTCGGGTTGCCGCTTGATTATCCGATGGTGACGCCGGTCTATTCGGCCGCGCGGGCCGAGCTCGCGAAGAACTCCGGCCTCGGCAAGACCCGGAAGGCCTCGGCAGCCGCCCCGGTAGCCCCGCAGGCGCCCGCAGCGCCCGCGCCGCAGCCTGCGCCCGCCCCG